ACTATCAGGCAAATCCTCTACAGTAGTTCTTGATACCATTTTAGGATTTCTAAAATGTACAATTCTGTTTTTGCCTTTCATTTCCAAAAATATAGCTTCGTCTACTTCAGATAGTATACCCCCTTTTTTACCATAAGAACCACCAGCGTTAACTAGCTGGTAGCCTACAACATCTTCGTTGTATTGAGCATGTGATACCATCACTACATCAAATGAAGTAACCAAATCTCTTTCAACAAAATCTACAAACTTTTTAATTTCTGTATTAACTTTGCCGTAAGGAAATGATTTTACTTGCTCAAGAACATATCCTTCAATATCCAAAAGAATTTTTGATATTGAATCAATAGCGATAATTTTTGGCATTTTTCCTATCTTTTTTTCATAGGCATTTATTTTATCTACTACAATATCGATTAGTTGATCTGAAGAAGTAAAATCAGGAACATTTACATGGGCTTGCTGAAAAGGATACTGTTTACCATCTCTTGCAATTACCATTACTTCTTCTAATGATTGCAACAAAGTAGTTTTACCGATTGCAGGCAAACTAGAAATAAGCAGTTTTACATTAGACATTTTATTACCTATTTATTGAATTTTAAGCCTTGGATCGTGAAATATTACGTGAGTAAGTTCTGGGTATTTTTTAACAGCTTCGACAGACTCTACACACAATTCCATTAAACTATAAATAAAATCTAAATCTTCGTCAGTAATAGATTCTGTTAATACAGTTACTTCTGGAGGATAAGATTTTAATCTTTTATTAGTTTTTTCACTAATTTCACCTTCTATATTACGATTAACATAGACCAGTCTAATTCTTGTCGGATTATATCCGTTTACTTTAAGCATCCATGCGTATACAAGAAGTTGATACCTATAGTATGAAGGCATAGCTCTAGGCTTAGTTTTTGAATTATACGTTTTATAATCTACAACTATAGTATCTTCTTTTGTTCCTTGAACAGCGTCACAAGTTCCTGCAGCAGCATAGTCTAATTTTACAGGAGCAGACATTTGCATTTCTGTATCAATAAAATCATTTTCTAAAACGTAATCATTAACAAGACATTCTGCCATTGCTTTAAAAGAGTTTTTAGCTACTTCGGGATCGTAATCTTCTTTAATTAAAAACGAATCTATATACTCATTAATAATATTTTCGTCTACCGGAATTTTTTTAGACACACATTCAGCACAGTAATGAACGCAAGTACCAATAACACTAGAAGTATTGTAAGAAAACAATTCTTCTTTTAGTACTTCACTTCTATACCAATTATGAGGAAATAGTATAAAATTTGAAAAAGCACTAGGGCTTATTTTAAATCGATAGCCTTCTGGCAAAGGTGTCGATACGTAAGTTAGAGGGTTATTCATAGTATTTCCTTTTAAAGTTTTGATAATATTTCTGCAATTTCTTCTACAGAAGCATTGTTTGGTACTTTGTTCAAATCAGCCCAATTTAAACCTACTTCTCCTTGAGCTGTATTATGAACTACTTCGTTTTCTATATACTGAACTGTCATTAGTTCAATTAAGTTGTCATTAACCCATTTAACAATTTCTGGGTCTTTTCTACATCTCGTATAAATACTGTCGTATATGCTTGATGTTATCTGTATTTCTTTTTCAAGATTTTGATTTTGTATTCTATAATTAAGTTCGTTAATAGCAATTAGTGTAAGTATGCTCCAAAACTGTATTGTGGCATTATGCAAAGTTCTTATTTGGCTGTTAGGATTATCACAGTATATTCTGCAACCTAAACCAAGATGCAAATACCCTTGTTTTAATGCAGTAGGTAATACGTATTCTTCTCTGTATTTAGTAATGCCTGGATAAAGAATATTGTTATAGTTATCAAATATTTCTTGTGTTATTACACCTCCTTTATGGGAATCAGGAAACCCACCATAGGCTAGCTTAAATGTCGGAGCTTTGGAATTAAAACGTATTTTCTTTAATTCTTTATCTCGTTCATCTTCAACACGTCTATAAAATTCTTTGACGTAAGCTACGTTGTCAGTATTTTCTCCCATTATTTTAGCTATTTGTTCAGGATAGTAACCACAAGCATTTAGAGAATGACCATCCAATCCTTCAAGAAAAATATTTTGTTTATTTTTATCCCCTGACAAATTTGATATTACACGATCTTCCAAAGCTCCTAAGTCTGCAGTAAAAACTACAAAGCCATCACCAGCTACAAAACATCTTTTTAAAGGTGCTGCATATATGCTTTTGCTAGAAGGAGCGTTTAAAAGATTCGGGCTATTAGACGTATTTCTAAATGTCTTAGCTCCAAACAAAGAAATGTTTCCATGAAGAATTCCGTCTACAGTGTAAGTATCAAATGCTTTTATAAAATTATTTTTAATAATTGCGCTGTATGAGTTATCTACTAAAGATTCTAATATTTCTTCTAAAACAGGATCTGAATTGTACTGTCTTATTTCTTCTATCTGCTCTCTTCCCCAAGAGGGTTCTCCAGTTTTTTCAGAGAATGAGCTAGACTCTAGTTTATACATTTCAAACAATTCTTTGACTTGCTTATCGCTGTTAGGATTAAAAGAATCTAAGATAACTTCTTCTTTAGCTTTATCGTATCTTGGCTTATTCCATAGATAAGTTTTATAAGCAGCTAAAGCTTCCATTCCAGCTATTACATTATCATTTTCTGTTATTGATCTTTTTTCTATTATAGCTGCTATAAATTTAGATTTTAAAAATACGTTATATTTTGTTAACTCGTTAACTTGCCATTTTTCTTTGCAATCTTTTGATTTTCCTATGCTTTTTAAATACGTGTTTACTACCCAAGTCCTATGCAAAATATCTTTCGAGTTAAATGTTTTTAAATAATGTTCGGTAGTTCTTACTGACTGTGTAGATTTTTCTTTGTGAGCTTTCTTGGCAGCAGGAAGAATATACTCTTGCAGTTTTTTAATGCCCGAATTATTTTCTAATTTTTTATGCACAGAAAATTGAACTTCGTCTATGACTGTTCTCAGATTTTCAACAGCTTTATCATCAATACATATTCCTGTGTTCATCATTTTAATCATGTCAGGAATAAAATATTTTACAAAATTATCATAAAAAAACTTTGGTTCTGGGTCTTCTTCCCAAGGAAATTTTACTGGCAAGTGTTCAATAGGTCTCATATTTATTATCAGCCTTAATTAAAATGGTGAGTCATTATAATGAAAACCATATAAATGAAAATAAACTTCTAACCACAATTTATAAGTTGCTGCACCATCAATAGCTGCGTATTTTATAAATTTTGGATCTTTTAAATTTTTTGGTGTGTAATCATTCATCAGTAACCAAGAAGGATCATACTTAGATCCCATCAATTCTTTTAAGCCTACTTTAGCTTTCCATATATCTACGTTGTTTATTAAGCACTTTGCCATCATAGCTGTATCATCAAAGTTATTTGGAAATTTTTTAACTCTGTTATACATTATTTTTAAATCATAAGTACTGTTATGTACTAATAGTTTTCCTTTGTAGTTAGATACCCATTCCCAAATACGTATTTCTAATTTAGGGTCTTCACATATAATTATAAAACTCTTATTTTCTGATACACCAAAAACAAAGTGTGTAACTTTAATCAGCGAAGGAAAACTAAGACCAGAATTATTAGCTACTTGCAAAGCAATCTTTTTTACTCCGCTAGGTTCATTATTTTCTTTTAAAAATTTAATAGCTTCTTTTTTTTCTTCCTCTGTATATAACCCTCTTGTTTCTGTATCAAAACTTAAAACTTTGTATTCCTGTAAATTTTTTAAACATTTTTCAATATGGAATTTAGTAGACACTGTTTTATAATTTACAGTAATCATTTAAAATATATCCTCAGTATTGATTCCTAATAAACCGTTTAAATCGTTATCAAAAAATCTTCCACTAATATTACTGTTTAAATAATCATCATTAAATATTGCGTCGTAGCTAAACAATATAGCAGTTTCTAGGTAAGTAGATGCTTTCCTAGAACTGCATTGGTACAAAATAATTTTTCTTTCTATACAAAGATTTTCTTCTTTTTCGTGACTACCTTCGTAATTAACAAAAGGCAGGTTAGTAAGTATTTTACGAGAACGCTTCTTTCCTGTTAATGGAGGTTTTTTTCTTACAGACCTTACGGCTTTTTTTCCTATGTATTTTCTATTATCAGTATAGATAATAATATACACAAAATCTGTACAACCAGGAAACAAGTCATCATGCTTATTTACTGGTTCTCCATTATATAGCCACATTATAAATTTCCGCCTTGTTTAATAGCTTTTTTCTTATTTTTTGTAGCAAGATTATCAGCTAGTATTTTATTTGAAAGTTTCCAACTTTCGGAATAGTTATCACAACATTTAAGTTCTTCCACTATTTTTGCAGTTATTCTAGTTTCTACATATTTCAATTTTCCAAAAGTGTATTTTCTTAGCAAGTATTTACCATTACTAGGAGACTTTATAATAAGAAATACACCATTACTATTTACGTAAGCAGCTAAGTACATAGTTACTGAATCCTTCTTAAAGCTGGTGTAACTAAAGTTCTTTGAAGTCTGTCATTGTCTAAAGGTTCTATCCAGTAGTTATTGATTTCTTCAGCAAGATTTACCAAGTAACTTTCATCACCCCCTAGATCAATAGCATGTGCTAAAGCCCTGTACATAATAATAGATCTTTCTCCTGGTTCAGCTAAAAATGCGTAATCAAAAGTTTCTCTCGGATCTTTAAGTTGTTGTGTTTTGGTTGATGAAGGTAATGAAGAAGCTGGCTTAGGCTTATCTGCCATTCTTATTGTTGCTTTTTCTAACAAATACTTAGTTTTTAGTGTTTTGCCTTCAAGTTGTTTTAGTATTTCCCTATTTGAGTAAGAAAGGAAAATCTGGCTTTGAGGCAATATATCTATAATAACACCCAGCTCATTAGAAACTTCTTCTAAAAAGCATTTCCACATTCTTTCATCTACATCAACTACAGAATCTAGTTCCATAATTACTCGAAACTTCATTTCGTTATTAGGATCGCTAGTTCTTACTACGTAGTGATTGTATTCGTTGAGCAGTACATGCGTTTCATTATCAGTAAGCATTGATTTATCAATATCAAGAATAATAAACTTTGTTCCGCCAATCAGATTTTCTTTTTTACGTTTTCCTTCTTTGAATGCAAAAGAACTGTAGATAGAATTTTCAGATAGCAATAAGTCTATATCTTCAAAGTTTGTTTCATAAAATTCATAACCTTCAGATGAATTTCTGTTCATGTATTCTTTTAATTCAGTTCCTTCTAATTTTGTATTAAACAATTTATAAGAAACACCAATTATATCTGTTTTAATAAGTTCGTTATATTGAATACCGCCCTCTACAACTGAGTAAGAGCCATTCTCATCATAGCTATTAGCCATAGTGCATAGTTCAGCAACCTTAGCTGAAGAAGCTCCTGAGCCTGTTATATAGGACAATTTACGTAGTTCGTGCAACGAAAGAAAAAATGTTCCTTCATGTGATTTGAATTTGCACATGTCAGATAGTTGTTCGTAAGGTTCTTTCACTAGCTCACGTTCAAAACTGCTCATATCAGGAGACAGCATTTCTACTGTGTTTATAGCATAAGCATAAGTTTCTTCCGTAATATTTTCATGCCCTGCCAATATTGCATAAGTTCCAGATAGCTTTAAAGCTAGCCATTGCTTATGTTTTCTGGACAATTTAGATATTGGATACTTGTTAGACAGCTCATCAGAAATTATTGAGTTGTATTCTAAGTACACATCAAACAGTTTTGTTGCTTCAACACTTACTTGAAGAGGTATTTGGCTAGTGTTACTGACTAGCAGTTCTGTCATTTCATTCAGCGATTGCTGAGCCTGTAAGACTCTCTCACGCTCTTTTTCTCGCATCTTATACAACTGGTCAATAGAGCTGATAACAAGCTTAGAAGGAAGCTCAGGGGTGTATGTGAAGATGCTCCTGCGAGCTAACTGAGTATTGAATACCAATTTAAACTTAGCTTTAATGTCATTGTTAAACAACAAAGCTTCTTGAGATCCAAAAAACAAAGCATTTACAGGTAGATTTTTTACTGCATCAGTTTGATTTTCTGCAGATTTAACAATTTTAGGAGGGATGTTTCCAAGATCATAAGCTACAGCAATGGTTTTGATAATATCTACCATCGAGTTATTGCCTTGTAGATCTGATCCTATCTCAGAAGTCATTATAAAACCTGCACCAATAGGGTTTGAAGCAATATCCGCAAAGTGGTGCATCAATCCTTCAACAGTGCCTAAACCGGCTTGTAGAGGCTTAGGAGAGATGTAAAACTTTTGCCACTCATGTGACCCATTACCTTCTAATAGGGCAATTTTTTCTGCTTTTACACGAGCAAACCCTCGTCTCTGTTCTTCAATATTTTCATAGCCTGAAGAAAGAGCTTTTCTTAGTGAATTTAAAGATTTATCTTTTGAAGTACCCGAAGCACTTAAAGCGAAAACAATAGCGTTTGTAGGTATAAGAGTACCATCATATAGCTCAATAGGTTTACGTAGGTGAGAGCTGAAAGTAACCAGCTCAGACAACGTTATAGCCAACTTCAGCTTAAAAGGAATCTCTCCTGCTATAGTATTAATTCCACTCTGAACAATTTCAGGATAAGAACCTACTTTGCTTGTTCTGGATTTAATGTATTCTTCCAGGAGTTTTTTAGTTTCCATTACGCACCTACATGTTTAACTACCGATTCAAAAAATTCTACTTCTTCAAACTTATTTCCGATGTTCATACAGCTTTGCATTTTTACTGGTATACCGTAACCGTACTGCAGTTCTTTTTTATACAAATTTTCTAAAATAGCAAAATAAAATTTTCTTAGAAGACGCTCATTTATTACAGAAGACATTACAGAAACTGATTTTGAATCTTTGTGAGAAAACAAAGGAATTGCAGAAAAGAAAGAACCCCCATCTGTTTTTACATCTCGTATAGGAAGTACTAGAACAATTTTAATAAAAATATGTTGGCGTTCTAGTTCTTCGACAGTAGCTAGCAATTTAGCTACATTTTCTTTTACGTCTTCGTTTGTTATGTGATATGGATAACTAATACTGATATATAGCTCATAGAAAAAATCAATATATTGCCTGTTAGGTGTAATAACACAGTCAGGTTCACCACTTACGTATTTTCCTACATCAACGCCTACTTGTGTACCGTCAGTAGTATATTTAAAAGATTCATACACTTCTTCAGTAATAAGACCTCGTTTATGCAAATTAGAACGCACTAGATTACGTATCGATTCTTGTTCATTTTCTTCAAAATCAGATTCTCCTCTCATCAGTTTTTTTAGAGCATCTTTATAATAAATATCACATTTATCATCTTCTTTTTGAGAAATCATAGAAACTTCGTGTTTAAAATGTTCAAGATTCCTAAATGCCATAAAGTCATAACTACTGAATCCATCAAAAATTTCTTTCCAAGAACTAGGAAACAGATCTGGAAATGGTAGTTTCAAATTAAATTTTTCAAAAGACATTTTGTTTCTCCTCGTTATTACCATAAACTTCGGTTTGTGCTAATGCTAATTTATAAAGTTCTTCAAAAGTTTCACAATCTTTTTGATCTTCTTTAGAAGGCATATTTTTTGATTTTTCTTTAAATCTTGAAAACATTGCATCAGATGATAGTATTCTTTTTTCAAATCCTTCGTCTAATCCCAAGTCTTTACGTACTTGGTATCGCATCGAATCCCTCATTGAAATATGCTTGGAAGAATTAAATTCTTCAACTATTGATCTCATAACTGTAATTTTTTGATAAATATCAAAACTAATTAATGATCGTTCTAAATTTTTATCGGTTTCTATTTCTATAATATCAAATCTGTCTAAAGTAGCTGCGTCAAGTTTTGAACGTCCTACATAAAATTCGTGTTGATTTTGTGGGTTGGCAGTAGCCATCAATCTAAAATCTTTATGTACTTCTACAATACCTGTAGGAAAAGATATAAAACCATTTTCAATAGTATTTAAAGATAGCAGTACATTAGGATCGCTGCCATCTAATTCGTCAAGCAAATATAAACCTCCGTTACTAGCAGCTTCATAAAGCTGAGATGGTATATAAGTACCGTTAACACTAACAAATCCCATTAAGTGAGAAAGAGTTGTTTGCCTAGTCATAGACATAGAGAAAAATTTTAAGTTAATATTTTCAGCTACTTGTTTAGCTAAAGTAGTTTTACCACTTCCTTTTTCTCCAGTAAGCAATACAGGAATACCCGCTTTTGTCAAAGCTGTGACTTCTTCATATTTATTGTGCAGTATCATCTGATTTCTCCTTATCAAATAACGCAAACACAGGCTCTGGTCTTTTATACTTTTTTGTTTCATGGGTAATTGCACAAAATGCTATATAAGCCATTAAGTCTCTTTCACCAGAGAATAATTTTATTTTTTTAGAATTATCAAAATCAGCATATTTTTTAATATCTAAATTAATATCGTCCCATTCATTTATAAGTAATTTAAAATCACATTCAGAATATATAGAAGTATCTTTTTTTAAGTAACTTACACAAGCTAAAAACAATAAAGACATTTCAATACTGATATTTTCTAAACATTTGTCAAACACAGTACTATCTTTATCATTTCTATAAGTAGCATCTTTAAAAAATCTTTCTAATGATAAAAATTTTTTTAAAATAACTTCGTCTATTTTATATGTATCATATTTATTTATTATTTGATTATACATTTCATCTTGATTTATATCAGGCAATTCTTTAGCGTATTTTCTAATTTCTTCTTGGCCTACAGAAAGTACTATAGTTAACAAGTTAGCTATTTTATGATAATGCACTCCTTTAGTACGTTGAATCAACGACGTATAAATATATAAATCATCAGATTCTGACGTTACAAAAGGTAAAAAATTATTAGACATGTTTTCACCAAACAATTTGTCTTAGAAATAAAAGCCCTTATTAAAGGGCTTTATTAATTGAGAACACCTTATTAAATGTACTCGAATTTTGTACCTGAAGAAATGTTAACAAACAAAGGATTGGTAGCCAGTAGCTCTTCAATCTTCTTATTAATATTTACACCAGGTCGTTGCTCAGAAGCTTCAATAGCTTGTGCTTTAATAAACTGAACTTCATTACGCAGAATTTCCAGTTTTGAATTATCCTCCAAATGCTTAAAGCTCATTGTTCCGTGTACTGTATTCACCATAGGTGGTTCAATAACGGTATCTTCATTGTCGTAAGCTTTACGAGCAGCAGCAACAATATCAGCTACTGAATAAAGCAGTTCTTGTGGTTCTGCTTTTGTGTTAGCCAGAATTTTTGTAATAGACATAGATAATCTCCTTAAGAATTTATTCACGATTTTTTCAGTATCAAGCTGCGTGAATTTCAGCTTAATTAGGTAAACAGGTTGCATTTATTAATTCTGTACCGGCTCTTGATGTAGCGACATAGTAACATCTGTAAGCTGCTAGATCTTCACTATCTTGGATACCTCCATTTTCACGAATAGAATTAATTTTTGTATTTAAGTCTTTTCCAATTTCTACTGTTTCATACTCAAGACCTTTCGCAGTAAACACAGTAGCTATCGTATAACTGTGATCTACTTTAGCTTCTTTAGCTCTTCTATATATATCAAATAAATTAATATCTTTTCTTTTAAAAGAAAGTAATAGCTTAACAGCATTTTGAATCTCATCATCATCTACATTTTCTAACAAATATGACATATAAGATTGGCCAGGCTTTTTTTCTTCACAATAATTTTTATACTCATCTGCAAGAAATTTAAACTTTTTTTGGTAAGGTTCTTTTCCAGAAGCTGCCGAAGATATAGCTAAAGGAGCAGCAAAAATATCTGATATTCGTCTAAGAAGATAAAACCCTTGGTTATTTTCTAAACAACTATTTATTTTAGAAATAATAAAAGCATTAGTCATAGTACAGTAAAGATGATTGCCGTTAGCTACAGGCTTATCAGTTCCTACAAAGTTAAAATTTTCAGATACTTCTTTTTTCATAAATTTTTGTATTCTTTTAGCAATATCTTCTGAACACCTCCAAGATTGTGTAAGATTTAAAATCTTTTCATTAGACATTTCTTCAAACCCATCAACTAAGTTAAGAAATTTATATATGGCTTGGTTAGTTTCTCCAAGACCTAATTTCTTAGGAGCTTTAATAAGTTTGAATATTTCTAATGATACTGCAGTTACATCATTAATCTCGTCAAGAATAACTAAATCGTATTCACAACGAACTTTTTCTTCTACTAACATTAGATGAAAATATTTTAAAAGAAAATTGAATGTAGGATTTATAGAACCATCAATCATTGCTTCAGTATATTTTTCGCATAGTTCAATTAGCTGTTTTGATTTTTTATGATTTTTAAAATAGTTATTATAAAATCCATACATATCTACAGAAGAAGAAACATAAAACATATTAATAGCATTAATAGTTTCTGCTTTTAATTTGTAAGCAATATTTTCTGTAATACAAGAATAAGTAATATCCTCAATATCTTTTTTAGGTTTTACATACCTATAAGCTAAAGCATGAAGTGTTTTGCATTCTACGTTTGTATTTTCAAATCGTTTAACGCCTTCTTTTACAATAGCTTTATTAAAAGCAGTATATAAACCTTTTGAGGGTTTTAAAATTGAAGCAACTTTTTCTGACATAAATGATTTACCTGTACCTGCACCTGCAGATACTAAAAGTATTCCATCTTTGTTTGTTATAAAATCTATAATGTCAGATTGTTCTGGAGTGTATTGAAGCATTACTTGTGCCTTAATAAAAAACCCTGGTAAACCAAGATTAAAAGTTAGGAGAATAACTCTGTGTCTAACCAAGATTTGATTGTGTCACAGTGACAACGTTTTGGGTAGCACCAACATCCTATAGTTATAGGTCTTTTTGTTGCTTCCTGTAAAATTTTGTCCAAATATTCGAGGAAACCTTCTGGGCTATTGTCTGGATTAAGGTTGTCATAAAAATTTCTATGATAAGCATTACAAACCGCATCTCTATTATTACCTTTGTTAATAAAATTAAAATTTCCAAGAGGTGTAGACCTGTCACATTTAAAATCAGCTTTTTCATTTCTAAGATTTACTATTCTTACTCTGTTCATATACACCTCTTATATTTTGTGTAGATGTGATTTTGCCATAGGAATTTATACCAGTTTAAAGACAGCATCACTTAGCGACATCTACTTGCCGATTAAATATAGTCTTTTCGTTTTGGGTATTTAGTATCCATAATTTTTATTCTGTCTAAATAATTTTGTTCTGCTTGTAAAACATTATTTTTTAATTCTATTAGTAATTGGCTAACCTCATTATAATAAGAGGCATCTTCGTGAAGTTCATTATGACAAAAAATAAGTGCCAAAGTTTCTAAATTTTCATCAACACTTTTTAATATCTTATTAGTAAATCCTTTAAACTTAGCATCTTCTTTATTTTCAACATCTTCAATAGTCACGTTATTAAACATCCATTCTGATATAACATTATTTTCACGCATTGTTTCAATGAATTCGTTAAAAGTGTAAATAAGTTTACATTCTGGCCACCTAGATATAAGAGCTTCTAATTCTAAATCTAAAATTGTGGTTCTACGAATTTGTGGCATAAAAATATTCCTGCTTATTTTTAAAAACTGTTAACAACAATTTTTATTTAAATTAAGTTTGTTGATCACTGAATATATAATTATTAGCAATTAACAAAGTTATCCAATTATGTATTATTATATTGGCAAATTTTAACGTTTTTTTCCGTAAAAAATGTAGCTTATAAAAAAAGGAAAATTTAACAGCTTTTCAGGCTCTTACGATTTAAGCATACCGTAATTAATGCTCTTCATTTTAAAGTATGGTGAAGAAGTACCGATATTTTGTATTTCTTTTAAAAAATTTTTATTGTTATATATAAAAAAAGAAACTCCTGCTAATAAATTAAGACAAATATCTTTCTCATAATAATAACTATCTGCATCTATTTTTTTAAAAATTAATTTACCATTTTTTTGAAAAGCGTATGAAAGTATTCTTTCATCATCTGGGTCTACCTGATAAATAAAATCCCCAATAATTCCAATTTCTGGTATTTCACAAGATATGTTTTGTATGCCTATACTTTTACCTATAGCAATACAATTTTTTTGTCTACTGCTTGTAAGGTTTATTATGTTTTTACTTTTTAACCATTCATTTTCTAAAGAAATTGTTTTTATAAAATTTTTATTTTTAATTTTGTAATTACTTGGAGGTCTTAAAAGTAATTTGTACATATCAAAAATCCATATTATTTATTTATAGATAAAATAATTTCTTTTTCTAATTCTTCCCATATATAAGGAATAAGATTTGTAAGATCTACAAGAACCTTGTCACAAAGATTTATTGATAATTTATCTATTTCTAAATACTCGTCTTCTTTTTCTCGTGCAAATTCTGGAAGACAGTTAGCTATTTCTGGCACTACTGGAATATATGTAAATTCTATTTCTACATCTTCATAATCAAACAATTCCATATTTATAGTTTTTATAGTCATTTTTATTTCTCCTTATCTAGTAACACACGTATTTCTTTTTGTAATTTTCTTATTTCTAAAAGATTTTCTTCTTTTTCTTGCACCAAACTTTCAATGTTTTCCCAAACCATATTGTTATCTGATAAAAATTTATCTACAAGTTTACCTGCAGGAAAGAAATTATCGTATTTTAAAAATTCATCTACAGTAAGATTTAGCATATTTAATACCATTAATTATACATATTGGTTTGCCCGGCAGGACTCGAACCTGCGACCGATAGGGTAGAAACCTATTGCTCTAATCCAACTGAGCTACGGGCAATTATAGTTAATTAAAAATCTACAATGTACCAGTCTTCAGCTAGTGCATCGTTTACGCTTGGCGCCCAAGTACTGATATTTCCTTGTGCATTGTATAGTGCTAGATAAGGACTTATTCTAACAACAGATCCGCAATTAGGTTCTAATCTATGCTTTAAACAAGTCTCTTCGTTGGCTACGACTCCGTCTGGATACCCATCCATAAGAACAACGTACATGTCTTTGCCATTCCAACCGTGTCGTGCAATTCTGTATCCTTTTTTAAGAGCTTCAATAGCTAAGCCAAGTGGTAGTCCATCAGTTTTACGATAAGCGTTGTCAGCCTGCTCCTTGGGCGCCCAGCTAATATACCCATTGTGGTGTTTGTCATTTGGTTTACCTCCATCAAGATATTCAACAAGGTAGCCTTTTTCTTCTCCATCTTCGTTTTCAGGAAGCATCCAACCTCTATAGTTACAATACTCAATCTTATTCATCGCGCATAGTTTTACTATTTTAGTGCCAATGTAAGTTTGCATTTCCATCGTGTTTCTCCTGTGTATATTTATTGGTTATTGTTAAAATTTAAGACGCGTTATTCTATGGTTTAGTATATCTAAGTATCTATTCATTGCTTCTATTTGTTGTATAAGAAGATTTCGATCTATGTCTTCTAAAGTTGAATAAATTTCACTTTCTATAAAACTATAAAGTTTAGAAATTTTTTCAGATAGTTCTTCTTTTTCAATAAAAAGTCTTTCTTCAAAATCATTCATAATTACACCTTGGCTATTTAGTAAGAGCTTCCCATGAAACTGGAAACAGTGGTTTAATAATATTATCCCATTGACTAGCTAATTCTTGTATTTCTGACTGTGCGTGAGAGTCGCTACGCTGTATGTAGGCTCTAGCCCATGCTGCTAAGCTGCCTGTTACATAGTACTCAGTGTACATAGATTGAGGCAGTATCATACGGGCCTGCTCTGGTGCTACACCTTTATCTAGCATGTAGCGGTAGGCATTCATAATCTCATCCATCAGCTCTTCGTAAAGGTTCTTACATCCCCAAGTATTAGGATACTTAGAGAAGCTATCAACTACCATATCTCCTGACCCCTGCTTAACACTACCTTCTGGACGTGCTCTCCATTCTCTAGGGTAATAGAACTTGGGTGTATCATCTACATACCGGCGACTTATTTCGTTATAGGCAAAGCCTACAGTATGCTTAAACCTTTGACGTGCAACGAAAATAGGAACCGTTTCACGCACGGTAATCATAGCGTGTGCAAACGGTGACCAGTGAGTAGGCATGTTCTTAGCCCACTTCAGAGTATTCTCAATGTCTTCATAGGTCATGGCTACATCTTCGTACAGATCGTGAATAACGGTGTCCCATTCTTTCGACATACAGCCACGAGCCAGGAATTTAATAAGGTTAATGTCTTTCTTACTCAGTTCAGTAGATATGGAATCAAAAGAAACTCGTGCTGCGTTAACACAAGTAAGATCAGATCCCATACTATCTATGTATTTTGCTTTCATTTTCCAAGAGCCTCTTGTATTTCAAATTTTAATGGCAAATCATACCAGTGAGACAGATACCAGTTATTTTCATAAAGAATAAGCAAAGGCAGCGAATTAATAAAAGCAACATGTTCATAAAAATCTAAATTATTAACAGTACCTACATAATAAACTTCTTCCGTATTAAAATATCCAGCAATTTTTTTACTTACAAGATTATTAAAATTTTTCATGGTACATAATTACCTATTTAACGTTTTGTAGTTTTTAACCACTTAGCTGCTCTTTTCCATGCTTGGCTAGGGTTATTGCCTTTGCAAATGTACAAACTTTTATTTTGACGTATAACAGACACTATATAACAGTTAAGCATATTACTTCTGTAACATACAGAATCTGGAAATTTAATTATTACTTTTTCTTTATTCCCTATCAACAATTTGTTCTGTATCCTCTTCCAATACTTTATTAATAGCATTAGCTAACAAAGTAGCTGACTCATTTATTTTAACAAGCAGTTCAGCCCAATCATTAGCTTCTCTAGTTTCAAATTCTACAATTTTATTAGCTACTTGAATAATATTTGGATGGTAAGAGTTATTCCAGTTTTCAATTTCTTCTTTGGTTTTTGGGTTTTTGCCAACACGCCTAACTTGCAAAATCCATTGATGACTATCTGATTTTAAACGGTAATTTTCACCTGCAGTTATCATGGTCAATCCTTAGCTT